ATTGATTATAAAAACAAATTAGCTGAAATTGATAAAGAGTTTGAGAAAAAACTAACTACTAGTGATAAAGTCGCTAAGATAATTAGTTTAAACACAACTAAATTACCTTTATCAATTCAGTTAGCAATTGATAATTATACACCTGCTTCATCTAGTGCTCCAAATCAGAGAGCATATTCACGTGAATGTTTAATTAATTATAAAGTTCAACTTCTACTTGCTTTATTGAAAGATAAAAACCTAGATGTTGATAAAGTAGTTAATGAAAACATGGAAAAGTAGGGTCCTTCAGTTTTTCTAATTGTATTAAAATTATTAAGTATTATAGGGCGAAATTTAAATTTATGAAATACTTCAACTGGGTACCTTTACTTAGTCCTCTTAAGAGAGAGAAAGTTACTGAAGTTAAAGGAAAGCGTAAACTTGATATTAGAAAAGAAGGGAAAGTACAATTTTTAAGTTATTTAAAAGAATTTGAAAATTTTATTAACACTAAAGATATTTCTAAAATTAAGTCGAAAGCTGTTAGACAAGTTAAAAAGCTTAGGGTTTTTAAACTTGATAAAGTTGATGGTAGAATAGTTAAACAGCATAAAGTTACTAATATGGTGGGCTTTAAGCAACACTTACAGATTAATAAAACTAATAGAATAGTTTCAATTACTCCTAACTATGTTGGGTTCAGACCAAGCTATCCTATTAATTTTAACAACGTAATTGTAAGTGTAATTAATGAAAAGTTTAACTACATTAAAGATGAATTCCCTAGGGTATTTAATAATATTAAAGAATCATTAGTAAACTTTAGAGAGGTTTTTAGTGGAGCGTATGATTCAAACTCAGGTCATATAATTGAGTTTATGAAAGATGATACTACAAAATTTTTAGCTGAAGAGATTATTACTGAATGTAAAGATTCACCTTGGTTAAAATCTCCTCATCTTGATTTAACTTCTATTGATGACTTACCTTATATAACTAACTTTAACCCAAATTCACATTGTGGACACTATTCAATGCGGTTTTTTAATTTTAGAATGAAAGGTGCTACAATACAACCTGCTATTCTTTTAGCCCAAAGAAAATTTGAGCTAATTAAAAAATATGCAATTAAGAATTTTACATTATGGGATGTTTTTGCTAGAGAAAAGGACATGAAAGTTGATAGTGATTCAAGTACTATGTATACAACTAGACTTGTTTTATCAACTGAACATTATCAAACTTTACTGTTGTCTTATTTCTTCCAAAAATTGATGGTTTCAGTTGAATCTTTTAGTAATACTAAATTTCATCTTAAAGGTGAATATGATGGTACTAAAAGTTTTGAGTTATTAAGAAAGTCACAAAAATATGATTATGTAATTGATGCTGATTGGCCTAAATTTGATTCTTCAATTGATAGTGAGTATCTATTAGCTGCTGGTGCTATTATGTTTTCAAATTGTTTAACTACGAGAGAATCTTTCCGAATAATTTTCCATTTAATTAGTTCATTTATTACTAAATACGTAGTACTCCCTCCAGGTATTGTTATTGAACTAAATAGAGGAAACCCCTCTGGACATCCTGGAGTTACTGCAATTAACTGTTATGTTAATTTAATTAGATGGATTCAGATTGGTCGTAAGATATACGGAAAGAATTATTGGAAATATATGGATATTGAGGTTTATGGTGATGATGCT